AGATGTGTATAAGAGACAGGGTAAAGACATACCTGACATCATTTTTCCAAGTTCATAACTTCTTATTTCGTCACTAACTCTAAATGTCATAAATGAATTCATTTGAGTATTAATTCTTTCTCTTTCTTCTGGAGTAAAGACGCTTGGAGGATTTTCTGGATCAATTTCTACACCAACAACATTACCTACTTTCATATTTAATTGTGAATTTGGATTTTTAAAATCTCTGACTCCACTATTGTTATAAAAATAAGGAACATCATTCACATAATTTCCATTATCAAATCTTTCTTTAATCCATTGTGCCATTTCAAGAGTAAAGTTTTTATTATAGATGGTCAGTCCTTCAGAAGTCCCATTCCATACAGAATAAGAACCATTCATACCATCTTTCCATTGTCCTTCTATTTTAGCTAATAGGACAAATTGTCTAGTGTCTTTTTGGATATAACCAATGTTTGTATATGTTCCAGATTCATTTGAAACAAACCCATCAACGATCGGACCAAGAATGAAATGTTCACTACTGGGTGGAAGATGTGTAAAAACTGTTCCATCCTCTCCAATCATTCTTGAAGTGTCCTTTCCAGAAGGATCTTCATTCAAAAAATCTTGACTAAAGTCACCAGTTCTTACACCATCAAATCTATCACCACCACTCCAATACTTTTCAGAATATAAAAGTTCTAATTGATCAGCATCAAGATCAAGAGAAGTTTTAGTGTAAACTCCCCCTGTATTGTTCACAGGTACATCCTCTTGAACACTACTTAATTTTTTATCAATGTCGTTTGATTTTAAAATCTTTAGTGCTTTACTGTACCTATTCTTTCCCACAATCGTAATACTTATCTTTTAGATATTTATTCGATCAATAAGTGAACTCGTTGATATAATCTAAAACTTTATTCAGATATTCATCAGCAAGATACTTAGTTTCAACCTCACATTGTCTATATTTGAGTTCGTCTTTTAATTTATAAATTTTTGAAAGAATTTCATATCTTGTCAATTGACCATGAGGCATGTCAAAAATCTCCTTTTATCTTACTATCAATAAATCTTTTTCTTTTATTCCAAGTATCCTTCTCTCCGTATATATGACCTTTCTTGTGAGAAGGATTTATGCAGTTAGGATCTTCCACCAAACCACAGACGAGGTTAGATAAGGTTTCAGGATCTCCAGGTTTACCAGTACCACTCCAATAATGTCTACCATTTAACCATATCGCTTTACAACGAGGACATTCTTTTCTATCAATAGATAGGTCAGATGTCTCTTTATTGTCCATTTTTGTCACACAGTGATACAATTTTTATTATTTACAAATTTAATCATCTCTTCACAAATATTGTTAGTATTAAAACACACAAAACAATCTCTAAATAAAAGAAGTTATAGGTTAGAAATGAAAAAAGCAGCATTGCTTTTTGGTATGTTACTGATGGCGGCACCAGCAAATGCCGATCTTACTACAAAACATTCATCAAGTGTTCAACTAACAGTTGATGCTGCTGCCTCTCAGGCAACTCGAATTGGTTCTACATATTCTTTCAGCGGGACTGATGTTACGATCAATACAACAGGAGGTCTAGGAACACTCACCTCAGGGAGCGGAGTTGGATATACACCCACAGACTACACTCTTGGTTCGACATCAACCGTCACAGAATCATTCATTGAAGGAGACGGAATCCCAACAGGAACGACCGTTACTAGCGGTGTGGTTGGAACCCTACCCTCATATGGAACTGTCACAACCACTTCTGGTGGGGTGGCTGGTTCTCTCGCTGGTACTATCGATAGTACTCACACTATCGGACTAACTGCTGGTGGTGCTGGCACCAGTGCTACTGGACAATTCGTTGCTGAAATTACCATCCGATAAATATGTCTAGATTACAAGAAGCAGTCGGTCTCGGACTGGTTCTTGGTGCCTTACACGGGGCTGCTCATGCAGTCCCCGTGGTTCCTAACTTTACACAAGGCTCCATGACCAGTCATACAGAGACAACATCTACTGTAACTGAAACTATCAATTCAATGGACTATAATACAGGGTATCAATACTCTGTAACTGGGAGTGGAATTACAGCATCAGGTACTTTAAGACCAGGTACAGGTGCTAACAATGTAACTATAGATGGCGTGACATCATCATGGACAGGACTAACAAGCAGACCAACATTCACACAAACAACACCAGGAGCAGCGTTTCAGTTCACAGAAACCTATCAGGGTCCTGGTTTAAGCAATCAAACAATTATTCAAAGAACAACAGAAGTCACAAGCATAACCGACACGACTTCCATTTTCAGTCAATAATAGGAGCACTTCTTCTTGGATCGTTATTCCCGTCTCAAGCACTTGCTGAAACTGTGGGTGGTGTTAGCGCCACAGCTTCTCCTATTGCTAACTCTTCAGGTTCTGTTACTAATCAGGCAATCCAAGTCCTCCAAGGACCATATATTACAAACACATATGGTGGAGGAATTCAATGTCAAGGACCTACTCTTAATATTACACCATTCATAACTGGTTCAGCATCTGCACAGAAACCATATGAACCATATTATAATGACCCAGTATATGACATGCGTGATTTGGATGATGATGGGTCTCTAGATAACCCTGGAAACATTCTTTATCATGTTCCGACTAGGACTGGTCAAAAAGATAATTACAACCTATCTCTTGGGATTTCAGCCACTTGGTCTAAACCCTTAGATTCAGACCTACAAAAACAATGTAAACAAGCTGCAGCAACTCAGATTGCTCTTCAACAACAACTGACTGCAAATAAAAGATTAGACTTTGAGATTGCCAGACTCAAGAATTGTGGCGAGTTGAAGAAACAAGGTATCTATTTCCACCCCAAGTCTCCATATTATAAAGTGTGTGCGGATGTGGTTGTTACTAACCCTGGTGGTGTCATCCCACAACATAGACATACTATTCCTTCCCCCTCAACTTCCTCAGGGAATGGGAACGAATCCGCTGCTGCTCTCGGCGGTCCATTACAGACAACAACTCGGGTTGTTTCCCCCTAATCTTAGCAATCTTTTTCATTACTTTCTTTATCGTTGGTTTAACAACCTTTAGTAGGACATCTGCCAACGGTTTTGCCATAAGTGCTGATGTAGTGGCGACAACAGCAATACCACCAGTCATTACAACAGATCCAGCACTAGGCACACCAGCAACAATCTGCTCTGGGATAGGCACCTTCTCTGTGATCTGAATACACTGGTTGCCAACTAACTGATAGTCAGTAACTTTCTTTCTAAAACCTTCCAGGTATGTACCAACAGGTTCCTTTGCTGCCTGTGCTGCTGTAGGACAATCTACCTTAGCAGTAGCAGGAGGAGTTTTAGGTATCGGAAGATCAGGGGCTTCGGGAGGTTTGGGTTGTCTTGTATCTACACCAGAGGGTTTAGTAGGAATTATCTGTTCAGGTTCAAAATTAATAGGATTATAACTGGGAATGCCAGAATCACAATACGTAACAATGCCATTCTCATCATCGGAGTTAATGGTCTTTGATCCGTTGTTTGACTCATGGGCCTCAACACATCCTGGTATGTCAACAATTGGAACACCTATATTTAATGTTACAGGTGGTTCATATGGTAATGATTGTAAAGGATCATTAAAGGTCCATTGTGGTATGTCAATAGACCTTATTTTTATCTCCGGAATCTCAATCATCTTTAAAGAAATTTGCAATAGCAGTTAGTGCAGAATGAAATGCAACATAAAGAAAAAATGTATCGTCTGTATTCTTTTGTTTTCTTTTTTGTACAGATTTGGTCATGATATTAATTAAACTATAGTATTTACATTAGTTCATACAATTCTCAGAAAGGAACTGCACCTCCTGTTAAGTTTGGTGAAGATGGAATAACTTCACCAGTAGCACTAGGTAGTTCTGGTACTGCTGAATCTACAATACCTGGTAACGCATCTGTAATAGCATTTGTAATTTCTTCCGTTACTTTGACCCTTACATCCTCAATCATTGCATCTTTATTAAGATAAAGATATGATCCACCAGCAATCACGCCGAGAGATACAAGACCAGAAAGTAATGCAATAGTGTTAACTATCTTTTGCATTTTGATCAATCCTTTTAAAAAGTTCTTCTTTATCTATATCTAATTGTCGTTTTAACTTTCTCCTCATGAATTCCATTCTGATACGAAGAGGTAAAAATCTTATTTGTAAATTAATATACTCAAATAATCTAAGAGTATTTTCTACACCAGCATATGCTACCATTAAAATAATAATAGCAACAGTCAAATAAAGACCAATCATTAGGACCTCCTAGACCAAGTTAATTCTAATGTGACTGTCAATAAAATGATATAAGCAAAGACAAAAATTCCACTTATCATACTAAAGTACCATGTGCTCTACGAATTTCTCTTAGTTCTTCAAAGTTTTTTTGTTTTGTACCACCATCATATGCCCATGCATATCCTTCGGTGATCATCTGTTCATTTAATGATAGTTCTGCATCGCCAATATAAAGCCAACCAAGAAGGCGACCGTACTTACCCATACCACCAACCAATTCAGTTCTAACAGTGAGCTCATCGTCTCCATTGATAGCACCTTCTAGTTTTTCTTTCAGCCAATTTGTTGCATCATAACCTAATGCTTTTTCTTCGAGATCTCTTGTTCTCTTCTCAGGCGTATCAACTCCTGCAACTCTAACTCTTTCTTTCTTGTATAGATCAAACCCGAGATCAATAGTAACGTCAATAGTATCACCATCGACAACACGATTAATTTCTATAACTCGGAAGTTGTAACAACTCTTCCGACTTGGTGGGGTCATTGCTCCCATGATTTGCCTCCTGTGCGTTTGCTGCAATACCAATCACAAATGCACCAACCGCAATGACTGCAGCAGCACCCCATACCCAACGTTCTAATTGTCTTACTCTTGTTTTGAGTTCGTCAATATTTTTTTCAAGTCGTTCATAATCATCTTTACGAGTCATTCTTTCTTCAAGACCAATGACTCGTTCTCTTATACTACCGAAATAATTTTCTAGGACAGCAATTTGTTTATCCTGTTCTGCATCCTTATTCGTCAGGTCGCTCATCGTTTATTTCGGCATAAGATATACGAAGTATATAGTATACATAACAACCAACACCAAAAAGGAGTGTCGCCAAACAAATGACAACACTCCACGTAACATCATTTACATCAACCAGAGGTTTCAATATCAGATTCATCTTTTAACTCTTGAATATACTTGACCCACCAATCAGGATCTTTTTTTCTTTTCCAATTTGGTACCGGTAAATTTTTTTCTGAGTAATATTCATACAGACAATCATCGATAATCTGTACGATCTCCATATTCTTCTTCCTCTTCATCAACATCCTCATATGGGTTTGCCACATAAGGTCCGTGTGGTTTTCTGGATTCTGTTTGGACATAACTCTGTTCTTCGTTAACAGCTGCAATCCATAAACTCAATTTCATTATAATCCATATAATCCCAAGAGGTAAAAAACAACCAACAAGGACGATAGGTTTCATTTGTGACTCCTATTAAAGGGTTCCCAATGTTCCCAACCATATTTATGAACCGCCCACATTCCCAAAATTGGAACGAATACTAAAATAAAACCAAGAAATCCTAATGCAGGAGGTGACTCCATCCAGTGTCTAATGAATAAAATCATTTTTAGTGTGCCGTACCATTTCCATCATAGTCATCTGAATCATAATAATCATTTTCACCTTTTATAAAACCAAAACAAAGAGTTGTCACAACAAATGGAACACAAATCCAAATTAAAAAATCAGCCAGTACCATCGTCTTCGTCTCGATCATAGAACAATTTACATGACCACCACTCGTCATCCTCTTCGTAAAGAGGACAGGGTTCTTCAAAAAGATATGCCATCCTTAATTGATAAACCCTTTCTCTTAATGATTTGTAGAATTCTCTTCTTTCGTCTGAATTCATTGATAAACTTGTGAGGTAATAATTATACCAAAGATATTGAATGAAATTAAACAGAAGTATCGTTTACGGATTCCCAATCTTTTTGGAATAGATCAAGTCCCTCTCTTGTAAGAACATGATCATACATCTTCCAAAACACATTGGGAGGCATTGTCACTACTTTAGCACCATAAAGATAACAACGAGATACATGATGACAATCTCGTAACGATGCAGCAAGAACTTGAGTTTTTACACCATGAACATTATAAGTACCTGCAATAGCTCTAATAAGTTCAACACCACTAAACGAGTTGTCATTACAACGTCCTACAAAAGGTGAGACATAAGTAGCCCCAGCCTTTGCTGCCATAATTGCCTGTGCAACTGAGAATACAAGAGTTACATTTGTCTTGATTCCCAAATCAGAAAGAGATTTACATGCCTTAAGTCCCTCAACCGTACAAGGAACTTTGATGGTAATTGCGTCACCAATATCAATATATTGTTGTGCCTGTTTTACCATTTCTTCTGCAGTATCCGCAACAACTTCTGTTGAGATACTTTCAAAATTTGGATACTGTAGTTGTAAAAGTTTTGCAGTGGATTGAAGACTGTTACCACTCCTCAAAATAAGGGTCGGATTGGTTGTTACACCATCAACCAATCCAGTTTCATTTGCTTTTTTAATTTCATTTAAATCAGCAGTGTCAAGAAAAATTTTCATATTAATTTACGTGTACTGTTCCGATCATACCAGCACCTTTATGTGGTGCACACCAATAAGTGTAATCACCTGCTTCAGGAAAGTCAACAGTAAAGTCTTCACCTGGTAACATTGCCAGTGCTTCATGTGACAGTTCTGGATGATCTTCAACTACAACATTGTGTGGAGGTAACATATTATTGATGAAGTGAACTGACTCTCCTGCGTTAATAGTGACTTCTGCTGGATCAAAAACTAAACTACCATTGGCACCCATCTGAACATCTACTGCCCAAACTGGAAGGGCGATAAAAAACGATGCTAATAGTGCAAAAAAGAACTTCATATGTTTTTTTCGACTACACTATCTATTCAAGATATAAGTTTTTATACTTAGGGTTTGTTTTGACTTCCTGACTTATCATATCCCCAAGTTCAGAAGCACATTTAGACCATACTTTTCTTAATTCGGATGCATGTGGATCATTGGTTTCTTTTAATTCTTTCCACATGTACCAAAGAACAGTACACTCGTCTGATTTTTTTTGAAGATGTGGTTCCTTATACAAAGATTACTTCTTAGGTTCTATTGCAGATTGAACAGGTGGTTCACTTTCCTTCTTTTTATTTTGTGTAGCACCACCCGACTTTGCTGGTGATAAACCAAAGGCTGCTAATGAACCAGAAAATACTGATGCAATAAAAGTAGGATCAAAATCAAGAATTTTTTGACCGTTTGGAAGTCTTACGTAAGAGAATGTGAGGAGAGATGCAGACCAAATTAGTACAACAACTTTCACCAAATTACCAAGAACTTCACTCTTATCTTCATGATCGTGTTGGTCTTTCTCTTCTACCTTTGCCTTTGATTTTCCTAGCATTAGTAAAAAGATAGTTGTAAGTATTTAGAAAAAAAGGGGGTAGTTATACCCCCTCAAATACTGGTTGCATCATTCCTTTATCTGGTCCGTCGTCGTCATCAATATCAGAAGACTTGAGAAGAGAAATGATAATACCTATTGTTGCAATACCCGTAAACACATCTATCAGTGTCTCGGTGGTCATCACCAGATACCTGGAATGATTTGACCTGTGGTTGCGTATGCACCCATTGCAGCCATGACACCAATCATGGCTGCCCAACCATTAATACGTTCTGCTTTTTCGTTCATTGTTGTTCTCCTAGTGTGAGATAGAATTTTGTGTTGTCTCCAGGTGTATTCTCGTAGATAGACGAGTCACCATAGATTTTATGATCTTTGTATCCAACCATACGCCCTTTAGTATTCTGCAATGCAGGCATAAAGGCAATTAGGAAGAATACTGCAGGTGCACCAATCAATAATGCGCCACCAATAACATAATAAGTAAGAAGTTCAATCAGACTGGTTTCCATTATCAATAGTTTTGTTGTAAATAACGACTCTGCCATTTTCGTGAGTGAATACTAGTTCATCATCGTGCCCCCAGCAGAGTTCTTCATATAGGGCATTTAGTTTCTCCATGTCTTCATAGAGATGATTTGGATTAGGCATTTGATTTCAAGTGCGTAAGCATCGTATCTGGATCACTTACTTCGTAAGGATCGGTCGGACAATTACCTACTTTACCTGGTTCTTCGAATAGAGTTTCAATTTCGCCATCATTAACGATCATGGAATATCTCCATGAACGGAATCCAAATCCAAGATTTGTTTTACATACGGACATACCCATAGCATGAGTGAACTCACCACTACCATCAGGAATAGCCTTTACTTTCTCAATACCTTGATCCTTAAACCAGGCATTCATTACAAAAGAATCGTTTACAGAAAGACAATAGACCTCATCAATCCCTTGTTCACGAATCATATCATAAAATGCTTCATATCCAGGGAGTTGATATGAAGAGCATGTTGGAGTGAATGCACCAGGAAGTGAAAACACAACTACACGTTTACCAGAAAAGATGTCGGAAGAAGTGACATCTTTCCAATCACCATCTTGACGAGTTTTAAAAGTAACTTCGGGTACTCTAGTCATAATATTTACTAAATGTTTCTTTAATATTTTGGGTGATAGGAACACCACCCACAAATTCTGCAAGTTTAATTCCGTCATTGTCAGTAACAATAAGAACTGGTGTTGCAGTCACACCATATTGTTTTGCAAGATCAAGATTTTCTTGTGGAATAGGAGAATCACTTACATCTTCCAGATCAATTTTTTGAATGTAAGAAGTACGTTCATCCCCAAGAGCAGCTAGATACTTATCTACCAATCTACAAGGTCCACAAGACTCTTTAGAAAAGAGTAGAAATTTGTTCATCACAGATTCTCTTCTTGTCCAGAAAGAATCACACAGTCACTAGTAGGATATGCGACACAAGTGAGAATGAATCCCTCTTCAATTTGTTCATCATCAAGGAATGATTGTTCTTCATTGTCAACAGTACCACTTACCAACTTACCAGCACATGCTGAACATGCACCAGCCTTACATGAGTATGGCATATCAATTCCAGTCTCTTCAGCCGCTTCAAGAATATACTGATCATCAGCACATTCAAAAGTAATTTCAGCACCCTCGGGGGTTTGAACAGTAATGTTGTGAGTTGCCATTAGTAAGTCTCAGATAGTTGTTCTACAGAATACGCCAGTAACACAAAGAAGGCGATACTAGTAATTGTAAAGAGAGTTGAAGTCATTGTCAACCTCAGAATCCGAATGCACCAAAGAAGAAGACACTACCGGAAGTTGCATACGATACAACAGCAGCGACAAAACCAAGCATGGCAACACGACCATTTAGTTTTTCTGCCCTCTCGTTGTGGGTTTCAATACCATAACGATCAAGGTCTTCCTTGGACATGTACATGGTTGGTTCAGAAGCAAACATATTTTGTTGGCCTCTTTCATTAGTTGTAACTGTCATCGTCTTCTCCTTTGTGAAGTATTGTTACATTATATATGTTTTCTTTAGATTCTGTCAAGTAAAAAGGACAGTCTCTCGACTGTCCCTGTGTTCATATGATCACTTGAGTGATTCAACTGCAGCAAGTGACTTCTGTCGAAGTTTCTCAGGAAGAGGAACATACCCCAGAGAATCAGACTTTGCCTGTTGCTCTGGTGCAAGCATGTAACGAAGAGTTTCTTTAACATCTTCATTCTTTTCATACTCAGGATATGCAAGAATCCAAGTCAGGGAGACGATAGGATAAGCATTTGCACCTGCGGGGTTAGCATCAGCACCACGTAACTGAGAGTCAAGAACAATCTCACTAAGTCCAGCAGAAGCTGTTTCGGCAGATGCCTTAACGAAGTTTCCTGCTTTGTTCTGAAGAGAAGGTTGTTGAAGTCCACCATTCTTTACATAGTCGTAATTGACATATCCAATAGAACCAGGAGTTTGCTTCAGTTGTACTGCAACACCAGAGTTACCTTTGGCTCCAACACCAACAGGCCACTTCACGGCTTTACCTGTACCAACTTTAGTTGCCCACTCTTCGGAAAAGGCAGACAGGGAGTTAGTAAAACCTTTGGTAGTACCAGAACCATCAGAACGATAAACGACCTTGATGGCACCATCGGTACAACCGAAGGTAGACCAGTTAGTAATCTTGCCGAGGAATACATCAGCAAGTTGTGTCTGAGTAATCTTGGCATCACAACCAGGATTATTATAAGCAGGAACGATAGCACCACCAGTCATAGGAATGTGAACCACTCCAAACTCAGGTTGCTTCTCGTCCTTTACGGCACCATCAGAGGCACCAAAGTCAACGGTCTTTGCAGTGTACTGACGGACACCAGCACCACTACCAACTGCTTGATAGTTCACTTGGTTGCCAGTTTCTTTGGCAAAGTCATTCAACCATACCGTATAGATTGTGGCAGGAAAAGTTGCTCCTGCACCACTCAACTTAAATGTTTCCTTTACTTCTGCAGTTTGATTAGAACCACAAGCCACCATCAGAGGGGTGGCTGCTGCAACTGCTGCGATTGCTTTGAGTTTCATTTATATCTTATCAGAACTTGTACTTGGTGCCGACTTCAACTTTCCAGTCACGGGTAGAATCTTCATTAAAGATGTTCTCCCATTTACCATAAGCAGAGAATTGATCGGTCACTTTCAGTTTAGTACCAACTTCAAGAGCAGTGAAAGTTTCTTGACCACCACCATCAGGATAAACGATACCAGCACCACCTTCAATATACGGTGAGAGAGATCCTACTTTACCTTCATATCCTACACGACCCTGATGGACTTGCTTTGAAAAGTCTGCATCAGTCCCTTTAAATTCATGCTTGGACTCTACATAGGGTCCTGCAAGGGCAGGTGTCGCCAGTGCAGATGCTGCCAGTGCGGCAAGTGCGATTGCTTTCATTTGAAATTCCTTTTGTAATGTTTTCGGGTTTGTCCGTTGAAGACCTTAGTATTATAACAGTGTCTTCAGATTCTGTCGTTAACATCAAGTTAAGTTGATTTAAGAACAAACCTTGGTATATATACTGACTTAATCTAAATTTTACTAGTTTTAACTGTACCTTAATTTTAGGCATAAAAAAAGACCCCCTTAGGGGTCTTGAATTACTGATTAAGATATCAGAAGCTGTACTTAACACCCAGTTTACCACCGACATTCAGACCATCGGTGGAGAACTCGGTACCCTCGGTAATAGCACTCAGTTCACCATAGACGCCAACGCTGGAAGACAGAGCAGCGGAAGCACCGACCTTACCACTATAACGGGTCTCGGACTCAGCACCATCAGGAGAAACGATTGCTGGACCACCCTGGATGTACCAAGCAGCATCACCATCACCGATTGCACCTTCATAACCAACATGAAGATCAGTTACAGCACCGGTGTAGTCATCACCAGCCCAGCCAGCGTTGGTTTCAACGTTGACATAGGGACCTGCAACAGCAGCACCAGCAGAAACGGACAGAGCAGCAGTTGCTGCGAATACAGATTTGATCATTTGAAATACCTCGATTTTTCTCGTAGAGTTTACCTACGGATGTAAAAGGACTCGACTTGTCCTTGTTTGATTCACAAACTTTTGCGAGTAGTTGAGGCTTAGTTTGTTACTATTCGTGAAGTTAACCCCTCACGAATGTTTATTTATACTAACAGAAGGTTGAGATCTTGTCAACCCCCTTGTTCGGGTTGTCCCTGAGACGGATCGGATACCCGACCCAGATAAGGATTGAAATCCATTAAGTCAGTGATTTCCATCTGAGCTCCAGTCTGCGACCAGAAATTGAACTGAGCTTGATAGTTGCTCTTGTGGAATACCTCCACATGGTCCTGATGAATACTGGAACCCAAATCAGTCTTATATAACAAAAGGGGAATGGCGTATGTGTTACCAGAATTGTAGATGAGATCATCTGCAACTGGTCTTGGTCTTACGTCATTATCAAGTTTGTACTTGTCACCACGACAGTGAAGACGAATTAGTTTCTCTGCGTGATGGCGAGTGATAATATAACATGCTGTAGAGAATTCATTCACAAATCGTTTATGAATTCTGATGTGAACATCACCAGTACATATGATTGAGATCTGAGTAACGTCCCAATCGTATGGAATCCTACCAAAGAAGTCTTTCCATGTAAAGTTCCAGTACCTGATGAGATCTAGTTCGCAATCATCTTCCATCATGATTGCATATGGTTCTCCACTATCATAGAACTCTTTGATAGCCTTCAGGTGAGAGGTCACACAACCAATTTCTCCAGGAGAACACATATCAGGGTATCTTCCCTTCAGAATGTGTCCCAGATCGTCTTCTCGACCATCGTAAGCAGATACACGGGTATAGTTATCAATCTCCCAATATTTAAATTGGTCCTCCATATATTTCCATCTCTCTGGTTGTCCATCAAGATTGATACAATAGATCTTTGGAAGACCTTGAAGTTTGTATACCGACTTATTTCTATCCATCACATAACCTCCCAGTGATCGGGGTACAAATCTTTTGTATTTAAATGTGCGTTGTTAGGTCCGAACCATTTTTTGGGAGCAATAACTCTTCCAGTATTTGCCAACCAAGCACCCCACCATGAAAAAGTGGAATTGGCAATAATAAAATCACTACATTGTGTCATCATATAAAGATCATGATAAGAACTATTACCATCAGAAATAATAAATCTATCTGGTTTGAATAGTTCTTGAGATGATGCCCAGAAAATATCATCTGAGAATATGATTACTTCTCTATCTGAATCGAATTGTTTAAGTGCTTCTTCATACCACTCAATCGAAAGATTGTGATGGTTACCACTATTGATAAGAAAATCTCCCCTACGAATATGTAGAGCTATAGGTCCTTGGTCAAACAATTCCTCAACAATTTCTTTGCAATCATCCTGAATATGTTGTTTAAACGTAAACTGTTTTCTAATCTCATCCTCACAGGATTTAAAATATTTTTCTGATTGGAAAAATCCGTAGAGTGAAAAATCTTCTCTTTTATCAGTATTAAAAAATTTTCCTTGGAATTGAAATCCATCCTCTGCTAAAATTTTTTCAGAATTGATAAATCCAATATTATCTGGTTTAAGATCAAAGCATTTAAATAATTCGATGTGTAAATTATTACCGAGATTATCCTTTAGGACTTCATCATGATTTGGTACAACAAAAGGAATGCCTAAATTTCTAGCAATACCTAAAGTTGCCGCATATTGGAACATTTGATTTCCAAGTTGTCCCAATTTTCCAAGATAATTAAAACCTACTGTCATTGTATTTCGAAAGATATTTTTGGTTGGAGTAATACTCTAATAATTGTTCCCTATTCATTCTTTGAATCTTATTCCACTCAGACATATTAGAAGACATATGTGGATTAGAAAACCAAGAGTTTTGACCCCGTGAGTGTTCAAGGTGATAAATGTAATCAGATATCCTTCCTACTTTATAACCCAGTGTAGTGTATCTATAATATCTTTCCTTGTCTTCTGGAGCATATGCTTTAAAATTCTCATTCTCCATACCACCTTTGATATAGTCAGACCTTCTAAAGAACTGAACCCAACCAAAGTCAGAGTCATGTATCTTGGAGTTTGATTTCAAAATCGCATAGTCATATGATTCTAAAAAGTCAGATACAACATTATCAGTTGCCTTTACTTGATACTGATACATTCCTTGACCATATGGATATACAACATCATAGATACCATCCATGATACCTTGATATGCCATCTCGTAGGATTTAATAGGAAGAATAGCATCACAGTCGTAGTTGACAACAATCTCTGTGTCAGATTCCATAATCATCTCATTCAGAACCTTTTGCCTATGAAACAATGGTTCATCACTCTGTTCAAAGATATGATTGACTTTTACATCAACATCTAGAATTTCTTTTAGAATAGGAAGAACATCCCTTCTAAAGACAGACTCTGAATCAACCTCCTTAATGATGATGTTGGTGTCAAAGTTCTCTAAAAGGAATGCTGTTGTGGTAATGACATTTCTTAATCTATCAGGTGATTCAATCCTGATAGGAATAATAAAAGTTGCTTGACTGAGGTCTATCATAGTTGGGTCTTAATCCAATCCAAAATATTTACTTTCGGTTTCCAGGTAAGTTCTGTTTTTGCTTTACGAATATCAGCGAGAGTTTCTCTCATCTCACCAGGTCTACCAGATAAGAAGACTTGGTTATCATCAATTGCATTAGCAATCTCTTTGATACTCCAGTTCTCACCATAACCAATATTATATACTTCACCCCAGTTGTCAAGTTCCTCAAAACTAATCAATGCATTTGCATTTACAACATCTGACACATGAATGAAGTCACGACGTTGTTGACCGTCACCATAGATCGTAAGAGGAAAACCTTCCTTTCTCATCTTCAAGAACTTACTAACTGCTGGTGCATATGTTCCAATATGTCTTGCCCTCTCACCATACACATTGGTATATCGAAATGCAACAGTTTTCATACCGTGAAGACCATGATATGCTTTAACAATCTGTTCACCACATAGTTTACCAATTGCATATGCATTCAAAGGATCCTCTCTCATTACTTCAGTGTTTGGGATTGGATTCTTATTGCCATATGCAGCAGATGTAGATGAATAGATAAACTTCTCCACACCATTTAATCTTGCGGCTTCAAGAACATTCGTAGTACCCATCACCTGAGTTTCCATAGTAGGAATAGGATTATCTACAGATGCTTGAACACTTGCTTTAGCCGCAAGATGGTAAACATAATCAACACCTTTAAAAATGTCCTTGATCGAACTAAAGTGTCTGATGTCAAGTTGATAATTTCTTGCATCTTTATTCCAATAGTAATCATCATGACCATCGGATGATTCGTTATCAATCACGATGACATTGTGACCCACACTCAGAAGTTTATCGACAAGGTGACTTCCAATAAACCCAGCTCCACCTGTAACAAGGGATGTTTTCATAGTTTTTCAAAAATTCTATTCTTAAATGACTCTTCTACATTAGGTGGTTCTGGAATGATAACCCTAGGTTTACAATCACCTAACCACCATGCAACCTCTGCAAAAGTAGATGCATATGTCCCTACAATTGTATCACATCGTGACAATAACATCAAGTCAATCATAGCATCAACATTAGCTTGTGTTGAATGATTATGACCCGATTCTGCTTTATGTGGATGATTGAATCTGTCTTGAGTATGAGTGATAATTCTATCGCCAAACTCATCTTCAATTTCTTTTAAGACATCTTTATTGTCACCACATAAGAAAATCTTTTGACTTTCATCTAATCTATCAATAGCATCGATGAATAATTGATTATCATGCCAACGATGTCTGTCACAATACCAAGATCTAATGTGAAGTCCTATAGTCTCCCCCCAATCTTTAGTAAAATCATCGACATAATCAACAATATCTTGATTGATTTTTAAGTAACTGAATGCCTTAAGATACTTTTTCTTAAAATACTCTGGAGTTTTTTCATAAAGGAGATCAATATATTTGTATTCCTCACAATGATTTCTCTCATGTTCTTGGATATCAAATCTCCAATGATCATATCCAGGGTATG